CATGGTGTTGTGTTGCTTCCTGCTAAAAATGAACTTAAAGATGTTACCTTAGATGGCTAAAACGCGGTTACAAGAAGTTTTAGGTCGTACAGGCGATGATCAAGACTCTCACGGAGAGAAATTACGTGAATATTTAAAATTAAGTTCAAAAGTTTCTTTAACTCCTAAAGAAGAGAAAAAAAAGGCTGCTTTTAAAAAAAATAAAAATTTAAAAGATTACGCTAATGGTGTAAGAAAGGCGAAGTACAATGGATGATGAAAATAGTAGAGATGAAGAATATAAAGAATGGCTAAAGAAACAGCTTGAACGTGTTGCAAAAAATAAAAAAGAGATGAAAATAAAAAATGATTTATTATCTTTAATGGAGGACGAACAAGCTGCTGAAATGAACATTGAACGACATAAGAAGTATAAAAAAGAGTTTAAACAGTTTAAAAAGGAAAGAGATGCTAAAGAATTTAAAAGATTTAGAGAACATCAAAGAAAATGGAATCCTAAAACCGGAACTATGGATCAAGTAGTAAAAAGCGGCGGTAAAGTAAAAAAATACATGGGCGGCGGTAAAGTCTACGCAAGCCATAACAAACGCTACGCATACGGTGGTAAAGTATCAGGACGTAAGGCTACTTATAAGTACTAAGTATGGCTCAAAGAGGTAGACCAAAGCTAAAACCCGGCGAAAAGGGTAAATATCAACAATCAAGCGTTCAAAAGAAGCGAGTTCAAGTACGGCGTAACATTAAAAGACAAGAACAAAAGGTAGAACGCGCACAAGCAAGTCTTGAAAAGCTTACTAAAAAGAAAGAAAACATCAAGACTGCTGACAAAGTATCAAAACAAGGTGGAGTTGTAGACGATGATTTCATTAACAATTTACCCGCTTCTGTACGACAAAACCTTCAGGATGACACAGAACTCGTATTCAGACCCAACGAAGGTCCACAAACGGACTTTCTTGCGGCACCGGAAAAAGAAGTCCTTTACGGAGGTGCTGCGGGCGGTGGCAAATCATACGCGATGCTTGTTGATCTTCTGCGTTATGCGAATAATCCTAACCACAAAGCACTTCTACTGCGAAGAACACTTGCCGAACTTACAGAACTGATCGAACAATCAAGAAAACTTTATCCTAAAGCGTTTAAAGGAGCAGTATTCAGAGAATCAAAGTCTACGTGGATTTTCCCAAGCGGTGCAACAGCAATGTTCAGCTACGTAGACAAAGACCACGACGTAACAAGATATCAAGGACAAGCGTTCACTTGGATTGGTGTTGACGAACTAGGACACTATCCTACACCGTATGTGTGGACGTATCTACGAAGTCGCTTAAGAACCACAGACCCAACTATAGAGACTTATATGAGGGCATCAGCTAACCCCGGTGGTCAAGGTGGATGGTGGATTAAAAGATGTTTATTGATCCTGAAACAGGAAGAACTTTATACAATCCAAAAACACAAAAACCACTATTTCAAAGAAAGTTTATTCCTGCAAGACTAACAGATAATCCTTATCTAGCGGAGTCAGGCGAATATGAATCAATGCTTCTCAGTCTTCCTGAAGTTGAAAGACGCAGGTTACTTGATGGAGATTGGGACGTTGCAGAAGGGGCAGCATTTTATGAATTTGATAGATCAGTACATGTTGTCGAACCATTTGAAGTTCCCTTTAGCTGGCCCCGTATACGAGCAATGGATTACGGCTACAGTAGCCCTAGTTGTGTCTTATGGGGCGCGGTAGATTGGGACGGAACAATATGGGTGTATAGAGAGTTGTACGAAAAAGGACATACAGGAGAAAGCATGGCAAGCCTTATACTGGCTTTAGAACACGATGATCCTGTTATGACACAAAATGTTCTTGACGGGTCTTGCTGGTCTAAACACGGCACAGGACCAAGTATAGCTGAAACAATGATTCGCAATGGTGCCAGATTTGTGCCAGCGGATAGAAATCGCATGGCTGGGAAAATCGAACTTCACAGAAGACTCGATGAAGACAAACCGCTTAGTTCTAAGGGTGGTCACGGTTTGCGTATCTTTAGCACCTGTACAAACCTAGTACGCACTCTTCCTACTTTACCTTTGTCTCGTACTAATTCAGAGGACGTAGACACTAAAGCAGAGGATCATGCGTATGATGCCCTACGATACATGTGCATGACGCGCCAGACCGGCTATGCAACCAGTTCTATGTTTAACTCTATCAAACAACAACAATCCTATGAACCCTCTAACGAAGTGTTTGGATATTGAATAATGGCTAAAAAAAGAACTACAACAGATCATATTCCTTTTGTTATTCATTCTTTTGGTACAAGCCTTAATCTGAATAACTTTAACTTCAATCCTTACGATGATGATAAGGAAAGAGCTTATCCGTACAATGAAGTTAACTACACAAAAAAGAAAACTGAATCTGCTGTTCCTAGTGCTGAACTGGACCTAGCAAGAATGGAAGCATTGTATAAGAAGTTTGATTGCTGATCATGGCTGAATTAACACCATATGATAAAGAAGGAGAAGCTTTAAGGGCGATAGCCCAACAGCTTATTAATCCTATTATAGGACAAGAACAGTATGGTGGAGATGTTCAAAAGGCTTTAACTGGAATAAGGAAAAAAATAAGATTAGATAAAGCTACAATTAGAGAAGTAGCATTTGTGAGTCTTCAAGAAAAAGGAATCAGCATATCTAAAGAGTTTGCTGATAGAAAAACAGGAACATATAAAGATGATTTTGCATTATTTAAAAATAATTTTCCAGAAATAAAGGATCGCATGGCTCCCATAGCTGGTTCTTTAACTGGAGGAGATTCTCCTAGTGCCGCTGAATTTAGAACAGGTATGAACAGGTTTATAAAGACTCACGTAAATATGAGTCCAGAACAATTAAAAGCAGGAAAAGTACCTATAGGTTTTACTGGATTAGATACTCTGTATAAGAAATTTAACAAAGCAGTATCTGAAAATAAAGAACGCTTTTTTATTACATCTAAAGGTGAAAGATCAAAGCGCAAGGCTTCTGATAGAATTTTTTTAGGTTACTTAACAGCATCATTGAGTAAAGTTGTAAATGAAGGAAAAGAGAGAGGTCCTGACGGAAATGTAATACTAGTTAGAACAGACGATCTTACAGCAGGATACAGAGGACAAGGCAGAACAGGTAAAGGTTTTGATAAGGGATTGACGGTAAAATCTTTTGTAAATATGATACAAAAAACAATATCAGAAATAGATAAGTTAACAGATGTTTCTGATTCAGATAAAGCTAACGCAAAGATTTACACTTTATTAAACAGCTATATGCCTTCCAGACCAAAAGCTCTTAAAGATACGATGACTTCTAAACCTGTTAAAGGTAGTGGCTTTGAAAATCGACCTTATTTTGAGATGAGCAATAAAAAAGGTTACTTAATGTTTCCTGAAGGTTATGGAGGAACAACAAAATCTTATGTAAGCACTGAATTACCTAATAATATTACTAATATTTTTCTTACGCTTCAAGATAAAAAACAAGGTGCTGGAGCGGCTGTACCAATAATTTTTGATAAAGATTTTACAGACGGAAAATTAAATAAAATATTATCAAAAACTCTTGGAAAAGTAACAGCAAAACCTGAATATACAACTGTTTTAGGAAAAGAAGCCCCAGCTAAATCTATGGCAACTTTTAGAAAATTAACTGCTGGTGCTATGGTGCGTTCTCTTAACTTACCTGATCTATCTGGACGCGCTCTCCGTGAATTTATTCTTGCACATGGTGTAGACGCAAAAGGTGAAGCTTACCTTAAACAAGTGCACGGACAGACGCACGGTACTATTTTCAATGCGTTTCAACATGTTTTGGCAAGTGAATCTGGTTTGGATGATCTTACAAAGTTAAATTCCCATTTAGGATTTGATCCTGTTACAGTATCCTCTGACGCTTTATCAGTAAAAGTTGATCCTTCTAAAACTAGAGTGGATATGCCTTCTGATAAACTTTCTACTGTAAAAGAAGTAGAATTAATTCCCGGTGTAACAACAAGAGTAGATGCTGATGCAAATTTAACTCCAGAACAGGTAGATGAAGCTGTATCTAGAGATATGTCAAGAGTAATAGCACAAAGACAAACAAAGATACCTCTGTTACAATATTTTAATTCTATACTTCCTACAGACCCTTCAGGAGAACCTTTATTTATTGACGAGGAATCAAAATTAAAATTTTTAGATTATTTTGATAACAAAGAACAATTAAATACATTTTTATCTGAAAATGTAACAGATACAGAGGGTTCCTCTACTTTCAAAAATAAAGGAAAATTTCCTGATAATTTTAACGTAATAGACTCACATAATTTATTTAAAAAAGCTGAATCTATACGTTCTAGGACAGTTCCTGTGTTAGACCTTACACCAGAAGGAATAGCTAAAAACGGTAATATTTTAGATCAACTTAAAAGTATAAGAACCTTTACTGTTCCTAAATCAACTATTATAGGTGGTCCTATTGGTCTAGGTATTGAACTGGCTATGGACCCAACGTCTGTAGCAAAAGCAGATTTGCCTTTACCAGAAGATTCTACTGCTACTCAATTTGCTGGTCAAAATATTGACAGAGATCTTTTTCAACAAGAAATTGAAAATCTTTCACAGACAGATGAAGATTTATATTTAACACAATTAGAAAATGTAGCTTCTCAACGACCTTTAACGAAACGTGAATCCTATGATGATTTTACACCTGATGAGATAGGCTTGTTAGAAGGAATACAAGCTAGATATCCAAAACCTCCTCAACAACAAAGAAGAGAAGAATTACGTATTGATCCTTTTACTTCTGAAGGAGAATTAAAACCTAAAGCATTTAGAGGCTACAAAACGAATGAACATGAGTATACTGAACTTGATCCTTCTTCTTTAGGAGATGAACGAAGAGAAAGTATTAAAGCTATCGAAGCTGCTGACTTAAAAAGTAGAGAATTAGACGATCAGATGTCCACTCTTATGGGTGAAATTTAACCTACACAGAAAAAAGGAATTACATTATGCCATACGGAAACAAACAGATGTACGGTAAAGACTACATTATGAAACAGATGTCCAAACAGGGCGAAGTTAATGATGCAAACGAAAGTGCGCTTTACCGTGAAAAGGCCGAGTTTGATATGAAAATCAAGCACGGTGTTCTTATTGAGGATTTTGCTACAAAAAGTGGTTCAAAGCACGTTGACTCCAAAGTTCTTGGCAGTCTTGCTGATAAATCTCCTCATAGCTAGAAATAGTACGAAAGTAATCTAAATATGGATGAATACGAAGAACATAGGCTGATTGGCTTAGTAAAATCAAGGTTTATGGATTCTGAGACAGGACGTAGACCTGATGAAGAACGCTGGCTTAAAGCTTATAAAAACTATCGTGGTATCTACGACTCTACAACACAATACCGTGACAATGAGCGTAGTAAAGTCTTTATAAAGATTACGAAGACAAAGGTACTTGCTGCTTACGGACAGATCGTAGACATTTTATTTTCACAAAACAAGTTTCCTATCTCTGTGGAATCTACGCCTGTTCCTGAAGGCATCGCTGAATTTGCTCATCTTTCACAACAACCACAACAACCAGAAGACCCTTACGGTTTTCCCGGCGACGGCAAAGAGCTTTTACCGGGAGCAACGGAAGCAACTCCTCTTGCTGGTCTAAGTGAGAAGTACGAAGGAGCTAGTTTAGTTGAAGGTGTAGCTAAATCTCCAGAACAACCGCAGATAACTCCATCAAGAGATTCTGCACGTTACATGGAGAAATGTATTCAAGATCAACTTCTGGACACAAATGCAGTGACAATTATGAGACACTCTTTATTTGAGTGTTCTTTGTTAGGTACTGGTGTTGTAAAAGGACCGTTCAATTACAGCAAGACTGTACACAATTGGGTCGCTCCAGAAGAAGGTAGTCCTGAAGGCGAGAAACAGTACGAACCTTACGAAAAGACTGTTCCTCGTTTAAGCTCTGTTAGCTGTTGGGACTTTTATCCTGATCCTTCTGCTACCTCTATTAATGATTGCGAATACGTTATCGAAAGACACAGATTTAACAGGGAGCAATTGCGTGACCTTCTTAATCGTCCTTTATTCGATGAAGATGCTATTAAAAGAGTTCTTGACGAAGGTCCAAACTATCAAGAACGCTATTTTGAAAGTACTTTGTACAATAACGAAAAGGATACTAATAATGAAAAGAATCGTTATGAAGTACTGGAATATTGGGGTATCATGGATGCAGAACTTGCGAAAGAAGCTGGTCTTGAGATACCGGAAGATTCGGGACGATCTGTCCAAGTAAACGTCTGGATTTGTGGTCAGGAAGTTCTTAGAATTGTATCTAATCCCTTTATTCCTAATAGGCTTCCATACTACTCATTTCCATTTGAACTCAACCCCTATCAGATTTTTGGTGTAGGTGTTGCAGAAAATATGGAAGATAGCCAGTTGCTGATGAATGGTCACGTAAGAATGGCTATTGACAATCTTGCTTTAGCTGGCAATCTGGTTTTTGACATTGATGAAACACAACTTGTACCGGGACAATCTTATGATGTATTTCCCGGTAAAGTTTTTAGAAGGCAATCTGGTGTAACAGGAACAGCCATTAACGGCATCAAGTTTCCTAATACTGCTGGAGAGAATATTCAGATGTATGACAAGGCAAGGCAGCTTGCCGACGAACAAACTGGTATTCCTAGTATCACGCACGGGCAGACAGGTGTTACAGGTACAGGAAGAACTGCTGCTGGTTTAAGTATGCTTATGTCAAGTGCAGGATTAAGCATCAAAACTGTCATCAAGAATATTGATGATTTTCTTCTCAAGCCTCTTGGAGAATCTTACTTTCAATGGAACATGCAGTTTAATACCTTTATGCCTGAAGTACACGGTGATCTGGAGATTAAACCAAGAGGTACAAGCGCAGTAGTTCAAAAGGAAGTACGTAGTCAGCGTCTTACTACGCTTCTTCAAACAATATCTAATCCAATGCTTGCTCCTTTTATCAAGATTCCTAACCTTATAAAGGAACTTGCTATCAGTCAAGATATTGATCCTGATCTTCTTGTTAACGACGTAAATGACGCAGCTATTTTCGCAGATATTTTGAGAGGTATGAATGCACAACCAACAGGCCAAGAACCTTCTCCCGCTGGTCAGCAACCCCCAGCTATGGGAGCCGCTGGAGGAGTACCTCCGACAACTGGCCCAAATGATGCAGCGGCAACTGGTGGTGGCGGAATCGGAATTGGAGATGCGCCGGTTGCAGGGCAAGCTGGCTTTGCTGGAAACACTGGTGAACCTCAAGGTATCGGCTGAAGCAGATTCTAAATTGAAAGGTGATATGTAATTATGGCAGACCCTAGAGTATATCCTACGTACTTTGATACGTATAGTAGAGCAAAAAAGCCTTTTATGAGAAGGAAAGCTGCTGATACAATGAGTATTGGCCCTGATATGTCTGCTACTCCCGGTTATGTTGATCCAAATCTTCCTCTTTCTCAAAAGTATCTAAAAGGACCATTAGGACAACCATCGTTTG